TATGAGGAGGAGTTTGATAGGGCCATGAGCGAGGACCGTGATAGGGCATCCCTCACGCTTACCCCGGTGAGGGACTGGTATAGGGTGGTTTAGCATGGCTAAATACACCCAAGGCTCAGTTGCGATTGCTCTATGCGATAGGTGCGGGTTTCAGTACCCGTTCCGCAGCCTGCGCAAGCAATGGAATGGCTACAAGAACTGCATCCATTGCTGGGAAATGAAACATCCTCAGTTGGACCCCATCTATCCCCCGACTGAACCGCAGGCTATCTTTGAGCCGCGCCCATCTCGGGTTGAGCCTATGGATGTTCCTGTCGGTCAGGAGATTTTCCCCTTCATCCAGAACACCAGCCTCCAAGGTGTTATGATGGTCGGCGTCATTACTGTGAGGATCACCTGATGGGATGGACCTACGCTACCCTTGTCCAAGCTGTGAAGGACTTCACGGAGTACACTGAGACCAGCTTTGTGGATAACATCGACACGTTCATCCAGAACTGTGAAGAACGAATCCTGTACTCCGTCGATTTAGCTGTCTATCGCAAGAACGATACGGGAACAACGACGGCTGGAAACCCTTACATGGCTGTTCCCAGTGACTTCCGCGCTCCTCTTGGCATGAGTGTTTTCGTCAGTGGGGTGAGAAGTTTCTTGCTTAATAAGGATGTCGAGTATCTTCAGGAGTATAATCCAACGGGCGCTCAGGGCACTCCAAAGTATTATGCTCTGTTCGACGTTGACAACTTTCTTCTGTCGCCGACTCCAAACGCTGCACTGACAGTTGAACTTCACTACTGGTATAGCCCAGAGTCGATTGTCACGGCGGGAACGACATGGATCGGGACGAATGCCGAGCAGGCACTTCTTTACGGGACGCTGTTCGAGGCGTACACCTACATGAAGGGCGAACCGGAGATCCTGAACCTCTATAACCAGAGGTTTGCGGAGGCTCTGACCCGCCTGAAGAACTACGGCGAAGGTAGGGAAGATACCGACGCTTATCGTGATGGTCTCATTAGAATAAAGGCTACCTAATGTACGTAGAAGCTGCACAGGCACAAGTTTTCAAAGTCGATGTCGAGACCTCGGACAATGGCGGTCATCCCCCAGAGTTTTGGGCGAAGAGGGCGGCTGACAGAATTGTTCAGGTTGCGGAGAATGCTCATCCGGCAATCCGTGAACAGGCGCTGGCCTACAAGGCCGCAATCGAAGTTGTAGTGCTTGAACACATAAATCGTGCTATAAAGTGCGACAGATCGACGGTCAGTTATCTGGTGTCAGAGGCTGGTCATCCTCAACTGGCTGAACATCTTAGGAGGCTGTAATGGCTTTTACCGGAAACTTCATGTGTACGTCGTTCAAGCTTCAGCTTCTGACGGCGACCCATGCTTTCACAACGACCCAGATCCGCGCAGCTACCACGGCGGATACGTTCAAGATTGCGTTGTACACATCCTCGGCTACGCTTGATGCGTCTACGACGGTCTACTCCACGACCAACGAAATCACCAATACGTCTGGGTCTGCATACACGGCTGGTGGCAATACCTTGACGAGCGCCACTACCACTTCGAGTGGGACGACGGCCTACGTAGATTTTGCGGACTCCTCATGGTCTACGGCATCCTTCACTGCTCGTGGCGCGTTGATCTACAACTCCACACAGAGCAACAAGTCCGTCGTGGTTCTGGACTTTGGTTCGGACAAGACCGCCTCGGCGGGCACGTTCACCATTGTCTTCCCGACCAACGACGCCAGCAACGCAATCATCCGGATTGCGTAATCGCTGTTCTGGATGATCGAGGATTGACATGGCCTTCGTTACAGCGGATCGCGTTCTTGACACGTCCACGTCCACTGGAACGGGGGCTATGACCGTTTCTGGAACGGCCCCCACAGGATATCGCACGTTCTCTGCTGTGATGAGTGTTGCTGACACCTGTTACTACACTATCCAACATGCGACCTTGAACGAATGGGAGAACGGGACAGGGACCTATTCTTCCTCCAATACGCTTACGCGAACTACTGTCATATCATCTTCCAACTCAAACTCTGCCGTCACCTTTTCGGCGGGTAGCAAGAACGTCTCAATCACTCTACTTGCCTCTAAGTCAGGACAGGTTGATCCGTCTGGGGCCAGCGTCAATGCGGGCGGCGGGGTTCTTGCATGGCAGTCTGTGCAGGCTGGAAACTTCACGGCTGTTGCTGGCCGTGCCTATCCCGTCAATACCACATCTGGTGCGATTACTGTCACGCTTCCTGCAAGCCCCACTGCGGGGCAGATTGTTCAGATCACTGACTACGCGGGGACATTTGGAACGAATGCCTGCACTGTTTCTCCTAATGGCAATAAAATAAATGGCGCTTCTAGCAACTTCTTTTTGGCTACGGCCCGCGAGGGTGTGTCGTTGGTATATATCGACTCCACGCAAGGTTGGCTGATCTACTCCGGCATCAGTGCGACAAATCCCCAAACCTACAGTGCATCATATCTTGTGATCGCGGGCGGTGGCGGTGGTGGATATAACACGGGCGGCGGTGGTGGTGCTGGCGGGCTTTTAAGTGGCACAACAACATTTACTAGCGGCGTCACATATACGGCTACCGTTGGTGGCGCGGGCGCGGGATCATCAACAGCAAATATCCCCGGCTCAAGCGGCACAGATTCTAGTTTGAGCGGTACTGGCCTCACAACAGTTACTGCAACGGGCGGCGGCGGTGGGCAGTCGTTTGTGGCCTCGGGAACAGTGAACGGTATTGCAGGTGGCTCTGGGGGTGGGGGTGGTGCCCACGCCCTTTCAGGGGCAGCCTCAAGCGGTGGTTCGGGAACAAGTGGACAGGGGTTTGCTGGTGGTGCGGGCGGCGTAAACCCGGCCTACGGCGCTGGCGGCGGTGGCGGTTCTAGCGCAATCGGTGTGACCGGCACAAGCGCTGCTGCGGGTGCGGGTGGCGCGGGGACATCATCGTCTATTACTGGTTCTGCTGTCACATATGCAGGCGGTGGCGGCGGCGGCTCCGCATCCGGAACAGCGGGTGCGGGCGGTACAGGCGGTGGTGGTAGGGGTGCTGTTGCAACGACGGCGGGAACGGCTGCATCGGTTGCAAATTCGGGAAGCGGCGGCGGCGGCGGGGGCAATTCCACAGCCATCAACGGTTATGCTGGCGCTGATGGAACCGTCATTTTGTCTGTGCCAACCTTTTATTATACTGCCATCACAACGGGTTCGCCCACTGTCACTACAAGCGGTAGCAACACCATCATCAAGTTCACCGTAAGCGGGACATATGTAGCATGAGCCACTTTGCAAAGGTTTTGGACGGCAAGGTTCTCAAGATCATTGCCGCAGAGGCAGATTTCTTTGACACGTTCATTGATTCGTCGCCGGGTGAGTGGATACAGACTGATTACAATACCCGTGGGAATGTCCACTACGGGCTGAATGGTGAGCCCGATGGTGGCGCTCCAATGCGCGGCAACTATGCCGGAATAGGTTATGTTTACGACGTTGCAAATGATGTGTTCCATGCTCCGCAGCCGGGGCCGGGGTGGGTATTGAATGAGACTACATGGTTGTGGGAAGCACCTATTGAATGAGGGTGGCTATTAAACTATGGCAACGGCATACGGAATCGGCTCAGGCCCTGTAGGTGACGGCCCCGTAGGCGGGCCGGTGCCGGATGCTGCCTCCGATGTGTCCGTATCCGTAACCGGGGTATCCTCCACCGGCTCAGTTGGCACGGCTGATGCTGGAGCTATCACAAGCATTGAAGTTTTTTTTGAGGGTTGGGGGCGAGCGCCCGGCTGGGACCAAGGTCCTTTCGGCACGGGGACCGTGGATATCGGTCTGGCAACGGGTGCCGTTGGTACAGCAACGATTACGGCAGATGCCAACGTAGACACGACCGGGTCTTCCGCCACAGGTGCTGTCGGCGACTCCACCATCACGGCAGATGCCAATATCAGTTTGACTGGGGTATCAGCAACCAGCGCAGTCGGAACTGCAACCGTCACGGCGGATGCTAACGTAGATACAACCGGATCCTCTGCCACGGGTGCGGTTGGAACAGTCACTCTCGTATACGACGCCAACGTCAGCCCGACGGGTGTATCTGCCACGGGTGCGGTTGGAACAGTCACTCTTGTATACGACGCCAACGTCAGCCCCACAGGCCTGTCTGCCACGGGTTCTGTTGGGACCGCGACGGTCACGGCAGATGCCAACGTCAGCCCCACAGGCCTGTCTGCCACGGGTTCTGTCGGGACTGCGACGGTCACGGCAGATGCCAATGTAGACCTCACGGGCTCTTCCGCCACCGGCAACGTAGGGACTGCAACTGTTGCGGCAGATGCCAATGTAGACCTCACGGGCGTATTCGCCACAAGTTCTGTTGGAAGTGTTGCGGTCGCGTTCCCCATTGATGTTTTCCCTACGGGTGTCTACGGCACGGGGTATGCGGGATCCGTTACGGTAACGCTAGACATAAACGTCTTTCTTGCAGGGATCAGTGCGACAGGGTATGTTGGGCCAGTTCTGGTTTGGGGCCAGATTGTTCCCAACCAAGATCCGAATTGGACTCAGGTATCCCCTGCTCAGACGCCCGCTTGGTCGCCAATATCTCCATCCCAAGATCCCGGATGGACCCCGATAGCCGCTTAGGAGATACATGATGGCTAGTACCTATTCGACAAACCTTGGTCTCGAACTCATTGCTACGGGTGAGCAGTCCGGTACATGGGGTGCAACGACCAACACCAACTTTGGTACGCTAACGGAGCAGGCTATCGTTGGGTATGGTACTCAAATTGTTACAGATAGTGGAACAGCAACCGTACTCACCATCTCCAACGGAGCGTCATCCACGGGCCGAAACTATGTGATCGCTCTGACAGGCACGCTCACAGCGGACAGGACCGTCACTGTCCCTGCTGTCAACAAGCCCTACGTGTTCTTCAACAATACTGTAGGTGGTTTCTCCGTCACCGTGAAGGTCTCCGGCCAGACGGGCGTGACCATTGCCAACGGCAAGAAGGCCATCGTCTACACCAATAGCACAGATGTCATCGAGGTTGCCAACGCTCCTGTCACGGAAGCTGGTACACAAACCCTGACGAACAAGACGCTGACGACCCCTGTGATTAATGGTTTTAGTGGAAGCACTGCTGCCATCACCATTGGTACATCCCAGTTTGTTAAGGATACTAGCGGGAACGTGGGGATTGGGACGGCTTCGCCAGCAGAAGCTTTCAATGTCAAGCGCGGTGCGGGTGTATCTGCTTATGCTGAGTTTGCCGGGAATAATAATACGTTGGGGACTACAAGCGTTTTGTATGGTCAAGATAGTGGGAGCAACGGGTACTTCTACAACCGGGCTAATGCGCCAATTATTTTTGGCACCAACAGCACTGAACGTATGCGTATCAATGCCACCGGCAACGTCGGCATTGGGACGACTTCGCCAGCGTATCCTTTAGATGTCAATGGCCTGATAGGTTCTAAAGGCGGCGCACTTGCTACTCGCAGTAGTGCGGCTAGTAGCGGCTTTGTTTACAATAACTTTTATGATGCAGCGGGTAATGCTGCAATTTTGTGTGGCGCTTATAGCGATACGGCAAACGCATATAGAAACGCCTATCACATATTTGGGTCTGTCGGCGGCGCGACAGAATACATGCGCATCGACACCAGCGGTAATTTGCTGGTGGGGACGAATAGTTCAGATGCTAGATTAAACGTACTGGCAAGTGACTCATTGTCATCCAATTATGCAATTCTTGCAAGAAATTCTTCAAGCACCACTTTATTTTATGTAAGAAATGACGGTTATCTTACGACTGGAACCGCATCTTTTTCTCCCTACAATTATACAACTGGAAACGCCGCAAACGTATTTATAGATACCAACGGAGGACTTGTCCGATCAACATCTTCATTGCGGTACAAAAATAGCATTCAAGATGCTACATATGGCCTTGATGATGTGCTAAAACTTCGCGCTGTAACCTACAAAAATAACAACGATGGAGACCATGTATTTGGTGGTTTCATCGCTGAAGAAGTAGATTCAGCGGGATTGAAAGAGTTTGTTTCATACGACAAAGAAGGCCGACCGGATGCACTTCATTATGCAAACATGGCGGCTTTGATGGCAAGGGCCATCCAAGAACTCGCGGCCAAGGTAGCCGCACTAGAGGGGAAGTAAAATGAAGCTCGAACTGACCATCGACGAAATCAACGTCATCATGCAGGCGCTAGGCAATGCCCCCTACGTTCAGGTGGCGGCGCTCGTCCAGAAGATTCGTGAACAGGTCCAGCCGCAAGTAGCGGCCCCGCAGGAGAACGCACAATGAGCATCACCAACACATGGGTCATCGAACAGATGACTTGCTATCCCACCTACGAGAGCCAGACGGATGTGGTGTTCAGTGTCGCTTGGCGTGTCAATGCCACTGACGGCACCTTCTACGCCACCGCCTATGGCACTCAGGGCGTCACCTACGTCGCTGGGTCTGCCTACACCCCCTACGCTGACCTCACGCAGGCTCAGGTCATTGGTTGGGTGCAGACGGCTATGGGGCCTGAACAGGTCGCCAACATTGAGGCGAATGTCGCCACACAGATTGATAACCTCATCAATCCCCCGGCTGTAAATCCTCCGCTGCCTTGGAAATCGTGAGTTTGATAAAATCCTCAGGGGAATAGTCATGGATGATACTAAGGTCGTGGTTGATGGTGCGATTGCTACGGGGGCCATAACCCTCCCGTGGTGGGCGATCCATTTGAACGAGTGGGCCAGCCTTGTCATCACGCTCTGCGGTCTTGTTTTGGTTGTCTTTCGCATAGCACTTGCGTACCGTGAATGGAAGAACAAGGGCTAATGCTATGGCGCTCCAAAAGCTTCAATTCCGGCCCGGTGTCATTCGTGACGTAACTGGCTATACGAATGAGGGCGGCTGGCGTGACAGCAACCTGATCCGTTTCCGTTTGGGTTTTCCACAGTCCATTGGCGGCTGGACGAAGTATGCTCCCCACAACCCATTCCTAGGTACGTGTCGGTCCCTATTGAACTGGGTTACTCTCGATAGTTCAAATCTCCTTGGCATGGGAACAAACCTAAAGTTCTACATTGAGGAGGGCGGGGTAAACTTCGACATCACCCCTATTCGGGATACTGTCACCCTCAATAATCCATTCACGGCTACGTCTGGTTTATCTGTCATAGCCGTTAGCGATGTTGCACATGGATGCGTTAACGGAGATTTTGTTACGTTTAGCGGAGCGGTATCTCTTGGTGGGAACGTAACCGCAGCGGTCCTCAATAAGGAGTACCAGATCACCTTTGTTAGCGTAGACGCTTACACGATCACCGTTGCCGTCACCGCTTCTGGTTCTGACACAGGACATGGTGGCTCTTCGGTATCTGCGGCCTACCAGATTAATACTGGTCTTGATACGCAAATTGGCGGCACTGGTTGGGGCGCAGGGACGTGGGGCCGTGGAACGTGGGGTAGTGCCACTACGGCTGTCGTCGGAAATACCCTTCGTCTATGGGCGCAAGATAACTATGGTGAGGATCTTGTTTTCAATGTTCGCGATGGGGGGATCTACTATTGGGATGCAAACTTTGGCAATACGGGTAGGGCCGTTGCTCTGGACTCCCTAACCACGGATACTCAAACCCCTGACGTGGCTACTCAAGTGATGGTCTCAGACCGTGACCGACACGTAATCGCGCTTGGTGCTAACTATGGGAATGGGGCTCCCCAAGATCCATTAATCATTAGGTTTTCTTCGCAAGAGGATCCGTTTACTTGGACACCGGATCCAACCAATACGGCTGGTGATCTTCGTCTTGGTTCAGGATCGCGTATT